TTCCTCATTTCTTCTGCAACCTTTTGGGCGTATAATTCGATAGGTACTCCTAATCTTTTCGCGATGGCGACTTGTGTTTGCGTTAGCTTTACCTTTTTGGGTGCTACGCTCCGCGTTGCGGGTGCAACCACATTAGCCTGTTTTTTAGGCTTTTCAGCCTCTTCGGTTTCTGCAATCTCTTCTTCGAACTTATCTGGGAAGAGCTGCCGCATACGAGTATCAATAGCCTCGTAGTATTCGTCACTCTGCAAATCAACTCCTTGCTTGGCAAGTTTGTTGTGCAAGCCCAGTGCCAGACTTGTCATTTCATCGTCTGTACCGAACCAAGTGTTCTTTGAAGCCCAGTCCTGCGCCCGTTTATCTACAACAGGTGCTTTTTCAGGCTCCTCCTTAGTTTTTACCTCATTCGATTCTTCCTGTAAAGTAGGAATCTTTACATTGTTTAACTTGTCAGACTTAATCTTTGCACCTGTTAAACTTTCTTGGGCAACAAGAATAGCATCTGCGTCTCCCGCTTCATACGCATCTTTATATGCTTTTTTAGCCTGTTCAAGTTCAACTTCTGCGGTCTTCTTAGCCTGCTCAACAAGAGCTGTTTGGTTCTTATTAACACTGCCTTTTAGTTTGGTATTCTCATCCTGTATAGATTTTACAAACCTTTCTAACTCGTCACGCTCTCTTAAGGCTGCTTCTTTTGCTCGCCTTTCATCGTGATAGCCTTTACTAAAATGCTGTATACGCTTTCTAACTTTTTCAGAATAATCCTCAAGCTCCTCGTCAGTGACCTCTTCGGGTGGCTCAGAAGGCTTACGATTCCTGTCAGCTTTCGGTGTGTCATCAACAACTTCGACTTCAAGCTCATCTTTAGGCGTAGCTTTCTTGATTCCTTTATCATCTGCTCCGTTAGCTTTTGGTTCATCTTTATCCTCATTTTTACCTGATAGATCAACCTCTATAGCACTAGAGTCTTCTATCTCTATATTTTGTTTCGCTGTATCATCAGGATCAGGAAACTTATACTCTACTTTTTCAAATGCCATTTTTTACCTCTTATGCTCTCGTTATACCACGAGGATCTGCTACTACAGCCTCTATAGAATCATCGTTTAATAAACGATACTCTTTTCCAGCCACCTTAAATCGTGTTCCACTATTTGCTCGAAACATTACAAAATCACCTTCTTTGCACCATGCCCCATCAGGGAAACGCTCTTTGTCTTTATAAGCTCCAGCACCCATATCTACAACGAGTCCCATGATAGACATAATATAATCGTGATGTATCTCTTTATCTGTTTTCAAGACGCTAGTGTTGCCATACGTCTTTTCTATCTCAGGTAAAGCTATAAGCACTCTATATCCCACAGGTCGTGGTAATTGTTGTTCTAGTTCGTCGTCCGTCAGTTGTACTACTTCAGTCATCGTCACCTTCCAGTTGTTGTTTCGCAAGGTCTTGAATATGTGTTATGCTGGACTTTAGACCTCGGATCAGTCCAACAACTTCCTTGTAACCTGCATAGTCTTTTGCTGACCCTGCTTCAAGGAAATCCTGTGCAGAGGCTATATCTGCCTCGATCTTACTCGCTAGAACGTCAAATACTGTTTTAGCCACTAATTACCTCGTTGTAATCTAGCTGTTTCAAGAATGACATCTGATTCATCTTTTCTTGCTTTTCTCTCTTGTTCAGCCTGTTGTAAAGCTATATCAGCTTTATCCTTCTCAGCCTTACGTTGCACCTCTTGCGCCTTTATCTGAAGTTCAGCTTGCTGCATCTGTACCACTGGGTCTTGTGCTTTCTGTTGCGCTGCCTGTTGCGCTGCCTGTTGCACATTCTGTTGTGTAAGCTGTTTAGCAGCATCAGCAACGACTCTGGACAAGTTAACTTCTATTTCTTCAGGTAGTTGCTCATTTGGAAGTGGTAGTTCTACCCCAAGCTTCGCCTCTATATCTTTTCTATACTTATACCCAAGATGTTCAGCTATATGTGCTTGTAGTCCTGCCATGATCTGTTTAGCCTGTGGGTTCTGTCCTATCATCTGCGCTATGACAGGATCTTGCATAAACGCCATGTGTGTAGCAATATGTGCGTCGTGGTCTTGGTATATAAACGCTTTCATAGGCTTACCCTGTAATACCGCCATGTTCTCACTCACAGGATCAACAGGCTTGAGATCGTCCTTAGTTGGTACAAGTTTCTCTGCATTCTTTACTCCAAGAACTTCTATCATCTGCCTATGTAACTGAGGCAGGTCATATATCTGTGGTGCAGTCTGTGACATTTGGAGGACAGCTTGATACTGCACCACACGTTGCGCCATCGTAGAGCTGTTCGGGTCTGATACAGGGATGACATCAATCATCATGTAATCGGATTGTTTAGCTGATACGTCACCTCTAGTCGGCACATACGTATACTCGGCAGTCGCATATTCTGCCATGAGCATCTTCAACATCTTAAACTCTTGCTTCATGGCATAGTGTACACGTGCTTGTACAGCTGCCATAGGCTTGAGTGTTCTCTCTAACAGGGCAAGGGTTGTACCCACAGGAGCGTTAGCAGACATATCCGATATGTTCATATCGCTTACAGCTCCTAATCTACGCCCTTCAGCGGTTATATCTTTCAATAACGCTAATAATACTTGACTTGGTTCTTTATATGGCAGTGGCATGATGTTGTCACGTATACTGCCCGATGGCACGTCCACATCTCTAAAAGACCCAGGTTCTATCGGTGTATCGTCCCCCTTGATACGCAAACCTCTTGACTTCAACCCCCCTGGGAGGTTTGCCAAAGTACCTGCATCTACAAGCTGACGTATGATAGATGTCCCTGCCTGTGCATAGCCACCTATGATATGTATCAATCCAAGACCGTAGAACCCAAAGCCTGGGGTATATACATAATGCACAAAGTGCTGTCTTTTCAACATTAAACTGTCGTCTGGGTTCCAGTTTCTTCGTATAGCTAACACTTTATATGACCCACGCTCTATAGATACTATATATGGCTTGGCTATGCCCTCGTCTGAATCATCAACACCATCTATAATTATATCTGCGTGTACCTCGTATATACTGTAGCGGTTGTCGTTTGTAAGAGAATATCCACCTTCTTCTGCTTTACGTTCTTCTATATCACTGTGATATGCCTGTGGCTCTCCAAGATCCACATCTACGTAAAACCCACTAGCCTGTAGCTTCTTCAACTCGTTCTTCGTCTTTCGCATGACATGTGTCACACGTTCTGCTGTTTCTATGTGTGATGCCCCATAAGGTACGATCACATCTTCTGCAGGTACAAACACAGCGACCTGCCGTCCTAAATTAGGATCGTAGTATACTTTCTTAAACCCAGACCCTGCCAGACCAAGGTTATATAGCAGACGCTCATGCTCTGATCGGTATTCTACCATGTTCTCTGTTAACTGGTAGTTCATATCTGCTTTCACACGATTAGCCGCTTCTAGCTTCTCACGGGTCTCTTCCCCTAATATCTTTGTTTTTACAGGTCCCTGTGCAGGGAACGTCTCACCCATTGTTTCTGCCTGGAAGCGTATAGCTGCTTCTGCTAACACGTTAGAGTATACACCGCAAGCTCCCTCCCAGGGTTCGCTACGTTCTTCATACTTAAAACCCAACACGTCCAAACCACGGACAAAGGTATCTGCCCACTCTTTACGGCTTTCCAGATCAGAGTCGATATTACCCAATAACTCATCAGCTACCGCTGCGAGTTGGTCGTCATCCATATTTTCCGCTATATTCTCGTCGAACGCCCCTGTGCTAACACCTTCCGCATCGGGTACGATAGTTACTTCCATACTACCATCGTCCAACGTGACCATGTCAGGGTTTACGATTTCTATCTCAAGTTGTTCTGTTTTCTCTTCTTCCACACCTTTAGGAGCTTGGAATAGTCCTTTCTCTACAGCCATCAGTAATACCCGCCTCTCTTTTGTTTAAAGTAAACGACTTCTTCAGGTTCATCACTTGGCAGTCGTATAAACCCACCCTGTCTAAATCTCATCAACGCCATGACGGTGGAGTCAACCAAGTCATCATGGCTCATGAACGGGAACCCTGCTATCTCTTCAATAAGCTCCTCTGCCCATCGTGTTTCGGGAACCCAACACAGACCTGATGACACAATGTCAGTCACGGAGTTAAGTCTAGCTAGCTTGTCACCAGATCCCCTGTGTGGTGTATATTCCTGTATAGGTATACCCATTCTCCTCATTTCTTGGTACAGCGCAGTTCCTGCACTCTTTTTCTCCACGATGAACGAGTCAGGCTCCCATTCTCTATATTCATTCATAGCCAACTCTTTGAGTTCGGGAAACTCCAACCGTCGTTTTATGCTATTTAACAATATAATATTATAGTTGTCCACCTCTTCATTCAAAAACACCCCCCACGTTGTCAGACCTGTGTAGTCCGCACGGTTATGTGTCTCTGCGGCTGCGTCCAAAGACATTATGATATACTCACATATCGGTGGGTCTTCTTTCTTCCACATCTGCCACCACTCACGTTTGACAATAGCGGCTTCTTCTGCTGTCGGTTCCTGCTGATACTGTGCGTTCCACTGAAACACAGGCATAGATGCTTTCGTTCTGAGCAGGGCTTCCATGTCAAAGAACTCAGGCCAGAGAGGTTTTTGTACAAGTTCTTTTGTCTTCTTGTCCTCCACGTCCATTATAGCTGGGAACTCCACAACCTCGTACTGGTCAGACTTGTCGTTGTTTACCATATCCTTGGTAACACGTCCTGTTAGATCGTCCATGTGCCACCGTGTCTGTATGATAGCTACCCGACCTCCAGGCATTAGACGTGTTCGCGCACCGAAGGTGAACCAGTCGTACGCTTTCTCAAAAACTTCAAAGTTTCCGTTTATAACATCCTGTTCGGAATGGGGATCATCAACGAGCAAGAGGTCAGCACCACGCCCAGCAATAGAAGAACCAATACCACACGCATAATA